TATTCAGTAGCCAAAGGAGGCGTTATACAAATGACTCGTAGATTAGCTACAGAATATGCCTCCAAAGGAATAAGGGTTAACTGTATAAGTCCCGGTAATTTTCCAAAAAAAACAAAAGGTTCGCCCGACCGCCCCGGTTACATCGTTGCGTTAAGCGAAAAGACGCCCATGAAGCGCGTTGGTCACCCTGATGAAATATGCGGCGCGGTGGTATATTTATCTTCTCAGGCTTCATCATATGTAACAGGGCAAAATTTAATTGTTGATGGCGGTTGGAGTGCTTGGTAACCGCCAAGGAAAAAAATGAAGACAGTCACAGAGTTATAAAAGGAGATTGATTAGAAATGATAGACGGCAAGGTTATAAATAACAACACCAATGACGACGCGAAAGTTTTAGAAAGTTATCTAAGATTGCTCGGCATTGATGACGGCGGGTTTTACGTTGATATCGGAGCATTTAATTCCAATGTACCAAGTTCGGTAAGAAATAAAGCTGATATGATTGTTTTGTGTGAGTGTCACCCACATCGCCAGCATCAAGTTCTCTCTTTAGAACAAAATGAACAAAACTTTTTAGCAATAACAGAAAAGGTTACTCCATATAACGTGGTTGAATTACTTGAAAATAAGATAAAAAATCATAACAAATATTTTCCAGATCGTCAGCCAGATTTGGTAGACATTGATATTGACGGATATGATTATTTTGTATTAGAGTCGCTTTTACAAAAATTTACACCAACATTAATAGTCGCAGAAATAAACGAAAAAATACCACCACCAATAAAATTTACCATCAACTATCACGAAAACTACTGGTCGGATCTGAGTCACTATTACGGAGCTAGTATTTGCAAATTTGGTGAGTTGTTTGAAAAACATGGCTATGATATTGTCAACCTTACATTTAACAACGTATATGCTATAAAAAGAGAAAAAAATATTCTTTTTAGAGATTATACTCCCGAAGAGTGTTATGATGAACTTTATAGAAATGCTGGTTGGGAGACCGCTGGTTTTTGGTATAACAAGAACGTCAAAGAGTGGCTTACATTACCCACTGACGATGCAATCTTGGCGATAGAAAAATACTTCCATGAGTGCAGCGAACAAACTTCTTTCGGATATGAAATATATAAATAGGCTGGGGAATAAATGAAATTTAGAGCAGCAGTTTTAGAAAAATTGAATGCGCCACTGGCTTTAATGGAAGTTGAATTAACAACTTTACAAGTGGGTCAGGTATTGGTAAAAAATATTGTTAGTGGGTTGTGCGGGGCACAGCTTCATGAAATAAAAGGTCATAAGGGAAATGCTAAATTTCTTCCGCATTTGATGGGTCACGAAGGGTGTGGTATTGTCGAGGCTATTGGTCCCGGTGTTACCACCGTTAAAGTGGGTGACAAGGTTGTTATGCATTGGCGCAAAGGGGAAGGAATCGACGCACCGTTTCCCAAATATGTGTTGAATGGTAAAGAAATTAGCAGCGGCAAAGTAACAACTTTGAGCGAATATTCGATCGTTTCTGAAAATAGAACGACTGCTGTTCCCTCAGATACTTCTCCCTATTTGTGTGCGTTACTCGGCTGTGGTATGACAACCGCATTGGGCACCATTAATAATGACGCTAACTTAAAATTTGGGGAAAGTGTGCTAATCATCGGCTGCGGCGGCGTTGGGTTAAATTTGATTCAGGGCGCTAAATTAGCAAGTGCTTATCCGATTGTTGCGATTGATATACAAGAAGATAAAAAAGAAAAAGCACTTGCTCTCGGCGCAACAGCTTTTATTAATGCGGGTAAACATAAAATAGCACAAGAGACCGCCCGCCTTGATATTGCCAAATTTGATGTGATTATTGACACAACAGGAATTTCTACGGTGATTTCTGAGACTTTTTCACATTTGGCTGATAACGGTAAATATATTTTGGTGGGTCAACCACCGCCTGACGTGGCTCTCTTGCTGCCAGACGCTACTAAAATGTGGACTCCGAGAGGACAAACCGTCAAAGTTTCGCAAGGCGGTGATACAGCACCACACGAAGACATTCCGCGCTATATTAAGATGTATAAAGCGGGACTTATAGACATCGAAAAAATTATTACCCATGTTTTTCCTTTGGAAAAGGTAAACGAGGCGTTCGATTTAATGAAAACTGGCAACGCTGGGCGAATTATGATTCACATCGACGAGGAGCGACTATGAAAACTATTTGGACTAAGGAAAAATTGATTGCTTTTGAAGACGAGATTGTAGAGCTTTACAAAGATTGTCAATTACCGTTTCTTTTTCATCTTTCGGGAGGCAACGAAGAACAGTTGTTAGAGATTTTTAAAGATATAAATGAGGGCGACTATGTTCTCTCTAACCACCGAGGACATTATCATGCTTTACTGCACGGGATACCCCCAGAAACGGTCAAGCAGAGAATTCTCGACGGTCGCAGCATGTTTATATATGATAGAAAAAGGAATTATTTTACTTCTGCTATTATTGGTGGCACCCCTGCCATCGCCGCCGGGATTGCTTTAGCACTTAAGCGAAAAGGATCAACACAAAAGGTGTGGTGTTTTGTTGGTGATGGAACTGAGGACTCAGGGCATTTAGCCGAAGCTGTCCGCTATGTTGATGGGTGGGATTTGCCTTGTAAATTTATTATAGAAAACAACGATCGTTCTGTGGAAGCTACCAATTGTGATAGGTGGGGTAAAACTGGTGATATTAAGTGGGACTCCCCTTCCGTGATAAAGTATTATTATGATATTACTTATCCACATTGTCGCACTCCAGATATGATTGATCTCAAGAGGACCAATAAGAAAACTTGTGACGAATATTTTCCTCCTATCCCCCCGCAACATTTTCCCGATTTTACAAATATTGACCCCGCTAGCCTGACTTATAAAGAGGCGACAACAAAAGCTATGACGGAGTTGGGAGAAGGTGGAAGTGTGTTTATTGGCTACAATGTAAAGTATGGAGATGCTATGGGAAATTTAAAGAATGTTTCCCCCGAACAAAAAATTGAAACCCCCGTGGCTGAAAATTTAATGGCTGGTCTGGGGATAGGAATGTCCTTTGAGGGCATCAAAGCTGTGGTATATTATGAAAGACACGATTTTATGCTCGTCGCCGCTGATGCAATTGGGAACCACATTCAGCACATTAACAGACTTTCTCACGGGGAATACAATGTTCCACTCATTTTACGCACAGTGGTGGCTGATGGTGGACCGTTTTATTCAGGTCCAACCCATTCGCAAGATTTTGCTTCCACCTTTAGAGAGATGGTAGATTTTCCAATATTTGAACCAAGCACTCCGAAGGAGGTCTTGATTGCTTATGAAAAAGCAAAGATGTCAAAGGGACCAGTAATGATTGTAGAGAGAAAAAGTTGTCTGTAAAAAAGAAAATTTTAGTTATTGGAGAAAGCTGCCGCGATATTTTTGTGTATTGCGGCGCAGAACGTCTTGCCCCCGCACTACCGGTTCCTGTTTTAAGTGTAAAACATCAAGTGGAAAACGGTGGTATGGCACAAAATGTTTACAGAAATATAAGCAGTATTTTTCCACAGTGTGATATTTTTACTAATGCTAATTGGAATGGTATCACTAAGACACGCTATATGCATAATAATTCAAATCACGCTTTTTTTCGGGTAGATACGTCTCATAATATATCTCGTATTAATGTTGAAGAACTAGACTATGATTATGATTTAATTGTTATAGCCGATTACGATAAGGGATTTTTATCCGAAGAAGATATTTTGCATATTTGTTCTAAACATCAAATGGTGTTTTTAGATACTAAAAAGATTTTGGGCGAGTGGGCGACCAACGCGACGTATATTAAGATTAATGATTATGAATATCAACGGTCGAAATCTTTTATTAACAACAACGCCCTTATGTTAAATAAGCTTATTCATACCCAAGGAAGCGGCGGCTGCGTTTATAAAGGAAAAAAGTATCGAGTGAAAAAAATTGAAGTGCGTGACACTTCCGGTGCCGGGGATAGCTTCATGGCTGCTTTGGCGGTTAAATTTTTATTAACTCAGGACATTGAAAAGAGTATTCGTTTTGCTAATAAGTGTGCTTCACAGGTTGTCACCCAACGAGGAGTCACCATTATATGAAAATTTTAGTAACTGGTGCGAAAGGATTTATAGGAAAGAGGATTGTAGAACGCCTGCGTCTTACTTATACGCAAATTTTAGAAATGGATGAAGAATATTTGGAGATGCCTGATTGGCAAATACGAATGAAAAAAACGTTAGAGGATTTTTATCCTAACGTCATTTTTCATGTAGGGGCTTGTTCCGATACTTTGGAAAAACGAGTAAACTATATGATGATTCGTAACTATGAAGCTACCAAACTTTTGGCAGATTGGTGCCGCGAAAAAGCAGTCCCATTGGTTTATTCTTCATCGGCGGCAAATTATGGGACAAACAATCAACACCCATCAAATTTATATGGCTGGAGTAAATATGTTGCCGAGGATTATGTTATAAACGCGGGTGGCACAGCCCTTAGATATTTTAATGTTTATGGACGGGGAGAACACAACAAGGGAAAAATGGCTTCGTTTCTTTTTCAGGCATATCAAAAAAAAATGAACAGTGAAAATGTTTTGCTTTTTCCTCATACTCCAAGTCGTGATTTTATTTATATTGATGATGTGGTGTCTGCAAATATTTTTGCTATGAAAAACTATCAACATCTGGCTGGTCGTTATTATGAAGTTAGTACCGCCGTTTCCTCTACTTTTGAAGAGATGTTGACACTTGCTAATATTGAATATAAATATATAGATGAAAATGAGATCCCCCTCGGATATCAGTTTTACACATGTGGTGATAAAAAGAAGTGGATGCCGCACTGGAAACCCGAATTTGGTTTAGCTCGTGGTGTTGAGGAGTATCGTGTTTTTTTAAACCGGAGTACGGCATGATCGAGACGAATGATTTTTACACACCATCAGACATAATACAATACAATAAGTTTGCCCATTTTCATAATGGGAAAGATATTTTTTTCTGTAAAACAGATTTCCTTTCGCAGCTTTTTGTTTCCTTGAGAGACCACAATGTTCCATCTATTTTAATTACTGGTAACAGTGATATCGGCATTAATGACAAGTTGATAAGTTTGGCACCTTCTTGTATCAAAAAATGGTTTGCCCAAGGTGTTATCACTGACAATCCTTTGGTGGTTGGAATGCCATATGGTATTGATAATCACGAAGAGTGTATAGTGGAGGGTCATGGAAAGGGATGGAAAAAAACAGCCGACAAGATACTTTTGCTGTGTGATCCACCGTCAACAAATCCAGAAAAAGAAATGTATGCAAATTTTAGTTTACAAACTCACCCAATAAGGCGAGAGGTTTATAATATTTGTAAAAAACTGCCATATGTTACAATTGATATTTCACAGACACACGAAGAGACAAATTCTAGATCATATAGTGAATATCTAGCTGGCATATTGGAACATAAAATGACGGTCTGCCCAAGAGGCAACGCCCCCGCCGAAACTCATCGTTTTTGGGAAGCACTCTATTTGGGGAGAGTTCCGATAATTAAGAAAAACAGGGGTAATTCGTTTTTTACTGAATTGCCTGTCATAGTATTAGAGACTTGGGACAAATTAGAAGATTTAGATTTTATACAGTCAGAGTATGAAAGAGTAAAAAACAATCCTAAAGATATGCTGCTTGTGTCTTATTGGGAGAATAAAATATTAAATGAGCGTTAAACACATATGTCTTGTCACGCCACCTTCTCCGTTTTTATTAGATGAGCGCGTCTTTATGCACATTGGTATTTTAAAAGTTGCTGCTATATTGGAACAAAAAGGATGGAAAGTAGATTTTATTGATTTGAGCGGCATATTTAATTTTCTTGATGTTTTAAATGATTATGTTGGAATGGAGAATAGCGCAAGTGTTGTTGGAATAACGGCTACAACACCACAGGTGCCATTTGCCGTGCAGATCGCTAAGGCTTTAAAGGGCAAAGTCGATAAACTAATTCTTGGAGGACCACATGTTTCCTTGATGAACTCGGCGTCAAAGAAAGAAAAGAAAAACAATTTTTTGGGTAGTGATCGTGCTACAAAAGATATTGAGCAATTGCTTGATTTATATAACGTATTAGTTTGTGGCGACGGCGAGTTGGCAATTTTTGAAGCACTTGAAGTGGATAGCGGAATTGTTGATGCCGATGATAGATTATCACCATTGTTTTTGAGTAATCAACAATTTACCGATTTTCCAATGCCTGCACGCCACTTGGTAGATATCGACTCATACAATTATCAGATCGAAGGCATAAATGCAACAAGCTTGATCGCCCAGTTGGGCTGTCCATTTTATTGTACTTTTTGCAGCGGTCGCAATTCTCCTTTTTTAAGAAAGGTCCGCACCAGAGGAATTGATTCGGTTGTTAATGAAATGGAACACCTATATTTAAAATATGGCTTTAAAGCATTTATGTTTTACGATGATGAACTCAATGTCAATAAAAACATGGTATCAATGATGAACCAGATTAGTGATTTACAAGAAAAGTATGGCGTTGATTTTAAACTAAGAGGCTTTATAAAAGCCGAGCTATTCAACGAAGTTCAGGCAACAGCCATGTATCGCGCAGGCTTTAGATGGATACTAACGGGTTTTGAATCTGGCGATGAAAGAATTTTAACAACTATTCAAAAGAGGGCAACAAAAGATGACAATACCAAGTGCGTTGAAATAGCAAAAAAACATGGGCTTAAGGTCAAGGCGCTTATGTCTATGGGTCATGCTGGCGAAAGCCAGAAAACAATTGAAAATACCAAAAATTGGTTATTAAAAACACAACCAGAAGAGTTTGATTGTACAATTATTACAACATATCCCGGTTCGCCTTATTTTGATGAGGCAACAAAACAGGGAGATCATTATGTGTATACCTCCAACATCACGGGAGACAAGCTTTATCAAAAATCTCTTAATTATTTGACCGAAGCAGACTATTATAAAGGAGACCCCGATGGTGGATATATTTCATATGTGTGGACGGATTACATCAGCCCAGAAGAGTTAGTTATACAAAGGGACGCTTTAGAAAAAGAGGTACGGAAAAAACTCAACATTCCCTTTCATTCTGCGGCACCGGCTGTAAAGTATGAACACTCAATGGGTCAAGGTAATATAACCATACCAGAATTCATTTTGTGTAATAGCAATGCGAATGAAGGAGCAACATAGTGTATACAATTTCTGAGTGGTATGGAAGGACGGGGAACAACCTTCAGCAAATCTCAAACGCCATATATTTTTGTCGGAAAAATGAGATAAACTTTGTGTGTCCTCCGCATCCGTTAATCAAACCATTTACAATAGAGTTCGGAAAACCGACACGCTTTTCTTCTAGATTTTATTTTTATAGTGGTCCCGATATTGACTTTGAGTGTGATGCTGTGGATTTAAACGAGAAAAGAAGAAGTATTCTTCTTAAATATGTCGTTCCACATTTTACATTTCCCCAATCTTTTCCTTTGGGTAATGATATTTTAGTTATTCACATTCGAAGTGGAGATGTTTTTTTAGCATCTCCCCCACCCCGCGATTATATTCAAAATCCTCTCTCGTTTTATAAAAAAGTGATGGAAGGCTATGAACATGTTATAATTGTTACAGAGGACGATCGAAGAAATCCCGTTTTACGGGAGTTGGAAAAAGATAATCGGGTGATGATACAAGCCAGTTCCCTTCAAAACGATTTTTCTATGTTGTTGCGCTCGGAAAATCTGGTTACTTCTGGTGTGGGCACCTTCGCAGTCGCTGCTGCGCTGTGTTCGCCCCACATACAAACTTTATATTGTACTGAGTTGTTTTTGAAAGAACACTTGAATCCGACGATGTTGTACAATTGTGCTGATGTAAAGGTAAATTTGTTTCAAATGAAAAATTATATTAAAATAGGAGAATGGGAAAACTCGCCTGCTCAAAGAGAACTTCTCGTTGCCCACCAACAAGAGTATAGGCGATGTTAACCGATAACTCAATGATTCTGGCTCAACCTTGGGGCGGCTTGGGAGACAATCTTCAGTTTTCCACCCTTCCAGAATTATGTTCACAGAGTGGAATAAATTTTTATCTTAGTGCGGAAAATGCGTATAGAAATAGGGAAATATATGATTTGGTATGGCGCGACAATCCTTATGTAGTGGGTGTTCTTCCTTTGCCTCCCAATGCTGGCGCGGTGGCACCCGCAATTCCTCATCGTTCTTATTATAACATGATTGGTATAAATGAAATGAGGCACGGCTTTCTGGCTTATAATCAATACGCTAAAATTTATTACACTCCTCGCCTTTTGGAAGAATACAAAGACTCTATCGTGGTTGATGCTGGTTCGATTACTTGCTTTAGAGACGGGCTATATGACAAACTTTTGGTCGAGAAGCTTTTGGCAGAGTTTGTTGGTGACAACTTTTTTTATAGCATAACAACCAAATTTGATGCCACTTTTGCCAAGGCTCAAACCCCCAACAATGGTTCTATTCTCTTGTTGCGAGACTTATTTCATTATTGTGATATTATACACAGTTGTAAAACTTTTGTTTGTTTGTGGTCTGGAAGCCATTTGTTGTCGTCGTGTATCAAATTTCATTACGATTCTGCTGTGGATATTTTTTGCCTGTACCCTCAACACGGTTTTAAAAGCTTTGATGAAACATTGGACAAAAGGTGCTGGGTGGTGGATAATGTAAAATACATAACTAAAGACGCAGCTATAAGAACAACTGGAACATCGGAGGAATAAAATGATTACTATCACAGGTGGCACAGGAATGGTCGGTTCGGCTTTTAAGCGAGTTGTTCCCACTGCCTATTATCCCGATCGCCGGGATATGGACTTGCTTCGCCAATCCGACGTTAATTTTTTAGCCGAAGATATTATTATTCATCTTGCGGCTAAAGTGGGCGGCGTTCAAGCAAACATGAGTGCAATGGGCGATTTTTATTACGAAAATGAAAAAATTAATCAAAATGTGTTGCAACGAGCAAAGGACGCTGACGCGAAAAAGGTTGTTTCGCTTCTTTCCACTTGTGTTTATCCTGATGCTCCATATGTAACATATCCTCTCACGGAGGACCAACTACACATGGGTCCACCACACTCATCAAACTTCGGATATGCTTATGCCAAGAGAATGGTGGATGTAATGTCCCGTGCGTATCGACAGCAATACGGTTGCAACTTTATCACCGCGATCCCCAACAATCTTTATGGGGAAAATGACAACTTTGACTTAGAAAATAGTCACGTCATTCCAGCCTTGATGAGAAAAATTTGGGAAGCAAAAATAGAAAAAAAGTCTTTCGTTGAGTGCTGGGGTGATGGCTCTCCTTTAAGAGAGTTTACTTATTCGGAAGATATTGCTCGCATACTTCTTTTCTTGTTGGAACACTACGATGAGTCAACACCAATAAACATCGGCAACACTGACGAGTATTCAATCAAAGAAGTTGTGGAGATGCTTTGTGAGTTTTTAGAATATGGCGGCGAAGTCGTCTGGAACACAGATAAGCCCGCAGGACAACATAGAAAACCCAGCAGCAATCAAAAACTGTTAGACCTTGGCTGGGAGAAGAGTGCTTATACACCTCTTGCCGAGGGGTTAAAGAAAACTTGCGATTGGTTTATAATAAACTATCCAGATGTTAGAGGTGTGAGTTGAGAACTGCATTTATAAGTGGTATAACGGGTCAAGACGGATCATATTTAGCCGAGTTATTATTGCACGGCGGTTATTTTGTGGTGGGTCTGAAAAGGAGAACGTCTCTCATTTGCACAGAGAGGCTTAACCACATTTATAATCATAAGAACTTTCGTATGGAATATTGGGATCTTAATGACCCCGGTTCAACGTATCGATTGCTTTTGGAATATAAGCCTACCGAGTTTTATAATCTTGCAGCGCAATCTCATGTCAAAGTTTCTTTTGATGTACCCGAAGATACTGTTAGTGGCATCGTCTTGGGTACAACGCGCATTTTAGAAGCCATCCGTCATGTGTTACCTACTTGCCGATTTTATCAAGCCAGTTCATCAGAAATGTTTGGTGAAAATTCCGAAATTCCAGAAGCGGGGTACAATGAAAGTTCCCGACTAATGCCCGCCTCCCCTTATGCTTGTGCTAAGGTATTCGCCCACAACTTGGTGAGAAACTACAGAGTTTCTTATGGTTTGCACGCAAGCAGCGGTATTCTTTTTAATCACGAATCCCCGCGAAGAGGTGAAACCTTTGTCACAAGAAAGATTACGATGGCTGCGGCTAATATACGATTGGGAAACCAGACGCACATAGAGTTGGGAAACGTTGCTGCTAAACGGGATTGGGGTCACGCTAAAGACTATGTAAAGGCGATGCATCTTATGTTACAACAAAAAAAACCTGACGATTATGTTATCGCAACTGGTGAAACGCATAGTGTAAAAGAGTTTTTGCACGAGGTTTGGAAGCAAGCTGAATTGGGAGATCCCAAACAACATTTGAAAATAAACAAAAAATATTTTAGACCACAGGAAGTGCCATATTTGCTGGGTGATTCATCCAAAGCAAGAGATATTTTGAAATGGCAACCTGAATATGATTTTAGTCTTTTGGCAAAAGACATGTACTTCGAAGATTTAAAAAAGGAGAAAAATAAATGAAACTATCAAATCAAGCATTAGGCGCAGTGATGATGACATTACAAAAGGGTTTGTTGGACCAAATCGACGTAACGGGCATTCTTAGAAATTTGGATTTTTTTGAAACCGTTCATGGAGAACTTGATGTAAAAAATCCCCCCACGTTTGAAATAATGCCACAAGAAGAAGCTGATGCCTAAATATTATTACCGATGCCTCGTCTGCCCCGAAGAGTGGGAAGAGTGGAGGTCTATGACTGAGGAACGCAAGGTGTGCGTCTGTGACCGAAGAATTACAGATTTTGAAAAAATTCCACAGCCGTTTACAACCACATTTAACGACGCGCCCTTTTCCAAACGAAAGGTGGGAGAGGAAACAAAAGAGGGAATTGAAGCAAATCGTGAAATATTAAAACAGATGCAAAGGGAGGCTCCGTCAAACGAGTTTAAAGCGGATGATTGAGTGGGTAGTAATTATAAGTTTGGTCGCTGCAATGGTACTCCTTTTGTGGCTTGTTCGAAACCTGTTTAAAACTCTTGCTAATATCCAAATCCGACTTGAAGAACTATATTTCTTTGTGGAAAATTATGATGAATTTGTGCAAAAGTTAAATGCTAGTGAGACTTATTATGGGGATGCAACAATAGAGGCTTTTGTGAAGATGAGCAATGAACTAAATGTTCATTTAAAAGATATTCTTGACTTGCAAGCGGAATTAACTGGAGATCTTGATGCCGAGAAAGAGACCGAAGCGCAAATATTTTACAAAGGTTCATGAAGACGCCATCGTAAAATATTGCGCCATCACAGACCGATTTGAAAAAGAACAGCTTTACATACAGTTTATTCATCCTGCGTTTGATGAGTTGGTAGACAAAATTATTTATACTTATAAGTTTACCACTCTTCCCAATATTGATTATCTGCGAGAAGAGTGCAAGGCGTGGTTGGTTACCATTCTTGACAAGTATGATCCCAATAAAGGCTCTAAAGCCTTTTCTTATTTTTCGGTCGTTACCAAAAATTGGTTTATCCACAAGGTTAAAAAAACAGCCAAGAGGATGAGGACTGAGACAAATATAGATGGTTACCACCAATATGAAGACGCCTTAGTGAGTCAAAACCCTTACGAACAAGACAGACAAAAAGAAGAATTTGTTCATCATTTTCGCGACTCTTTAGATGGTTGGTATGCCGCCGCCGACAAAGAAAATGAAATAAAAGTAATAAACGCCATTAAAGTCCTGTTTGAACACAGCAATGATATTGAAATTTTCAACAAAAAAGCTATTTACTTATACATGAGAGAGATCACCGACCTCAACACAAAACAAATAGCAACGGTTCTTGGAAAGTTGAAAGTGAAGTATCGAGGGTTTAAGGAAGATTGGGACGATGGCGAAATTTAAAGAACTACTTGAGAAGGCGTTAAAAAACATAGATTTAGATAGAGAGGCAACCAACACCGCACTTGACGAAGTTTGTCAAGACATTCACAGTGGTAAGCTGAGTCACGACCGCGTCGGTATGGTTGTCGCCAAGTATCTTGAAACTCTCCAAAGGTCGAACGAGCAATTAGTAAAGGTTGCCTCACTAATGGCGAAGACCAATAAACAAAATACTATCATCACGGGTGAAGAGATAGAGGCGATTTATGACAATTTGAATGATTATAAGGACGACCACATAGATGACGACCAATGAGAAATTTGGATATTTAAACAAGGGCTTTCTTCGTTCCAACATCGTCGGATCGAACCTTGCAGAAGGCGAAGGCTTCGAAAATGTAAAAAGTGCGATTTATGGAACGGCAGTTGGAAATTCAGCCGATTCAGCCGCCACTTTTCGGGGATTTGTTTTAAAAGTTTTACCAGAGGGAACGCTCATCCCTGCTGGGCTTTTAAACGTGTTAAAATCTCAAAGCCAAACTGAAAACGACGCAAATATGGTACAAGTTTATGTCAGGGTGCCAGAGCTTCATGGCTACTTAGAAAAACCCGAAGATGAATTTGGTCCGACCGTTACTGACCACGCGCTGTGTGTCGGTCCTCCTATCGGTTATCAATTTGGAAATGTTGTAACGGTTGCATTCAATGACGTATATTCTACTTCGTTTGGTACTATTGATGTTGGGGCTGGAGCCACGATTGTTGTACCCTCTGGCTCTGGAGACGAGATCCCTTGGGACGGCACTGCCGCCGTGCTGCCGGGGATGGGTATGATCGGCAATCCGCTTGCCGACGAAGAGCGATTCAGGATGGCAAAAATCAGCAACGGCTACGCGCTGCGCCGCGCACTCGGTGGCGGCAAGCAGATCTCGATTAAAGATTATATTAAGCGGGAATTTGTTTCGTTCGAAAAAATGAAACCTGCGTTGAAACAACAATATGCCCCCAGACCAGCAAAGCCACCACTCATTGCCCGTAATTTCTTGGAGTCTTTATTAAAAAGCTATCAGTTACAACCTACTTGTTTTTGGAAAAGGTTGTGGATTGGGGAGAGTGGCTTGAGACCGACCGGTGTTTTTAATCAATTTTTATATAAAGAGAATGAACCCAATAAAACATACAGGCTCGCTGCCGCACTTGACGACCGAAGTCGCGGTCCTTGTACGGGCATCGGTATTGGTGCCACCCAAATCTCAGAATTTTATGGCACCGAGGACGTGCCTTCATTTAATAATTATGCTATTCGTGCCGCACACTTCCACACTCTTCAGCCAGTTCCCTATGGCATCCACCAAGCCGTGTTCTATGTTTCCCGACTTGCCTCACACCAACCAATAGAGTGTACAAATAAATCACACAAAGCCAATCGCATAGAACTTTTTGGCAAAAAAGCAAACACAGGCAACAAGTGCGGGATTTTGTATAATCTCGTGCGAAATTGGGTTAGCAAGACATCATATGAAGTAATACTCAAAAGAATGAAGGCTGGAATCAAAGCTTGCAAAAAAGATAAAAAATATTCAAAGATGTCCAACATCCAAGCCGCCAACGCCATCGAAAAAGATTTTAATTCGACTTTGAAGAATGTACGCCGCCAAAGCTGGACAGACAAACTTACAGGGGCTGTTGATCTTCTTGTAAGAGTTCCTGGCGCACCCACACAAGATAAAAACCTAGAAATATTGTGTAAACAAGTTCCCAAGAAGTATCGCACTGCCCCAAAAGGAACAAAAACCGTTGGTCAAAAGACAAGTTGTGATCATACTGATGCTTATAAATTTTTATGTGGTAAGGATGATAAAACAAGACCGAAGTGTGTTTAGGGGGTATAAATAATGAGCCGAGGAATAAGACGAAAAATAGCAAATCAGAAAGGGAGTGGAACATCCCGCGCCCGCGCCGACAAAAATAAAGTGGCATCAATACAACAAAGAGCGCGGGATGCAGGAACAGGCTATGCCAAGCTTCCCAGCGATTCATATCCCAAGTTTACGCAAATGCCGTGTGAAAAAATTATCGATCATGGCAATTGCCAGATCACTTTTGGTGTGGATAGAATAGGTATCCTTAAGCCCGGTAAAGATAAAGATAACATCGAAATAGAACCTCAAGTATTGGTGGATACTGGTTATGGACAAAATGGCGAAGACGGTTGTTATATGATTGATATAGTTGCTGGTCGCCAATCGCTATTTAAGATTGATTCTTTGCAGACAAGCGAAATCGAACCTCTCGACGCCGAAAATCTATCCGCAAAGCTTCAAACCATTCAACACCAAGAGGAACAGAGATTAACATCTGGTCCAAGCTTTGTTAATGATGCAGCCCGAATTTATATTGCTCAAAAAACCGATGTGGACCGCGCTTTCGGAATTATAAATACACCTAACGGCAGTCCTGCTGCTCGGTCAGCAGTGGCGATCAAAGCGGATGCGGTCAGAATTATAGGCAGAGAGGGAATAAAATTAGTTACTTATGCTGGTGAAGATGACCCACTTCTTAATTCTCTTGGGGGACCACTGGGCACAAGAAAGGGTATTGATTTAGTGGGCGCGAATATAGACACAGCACCGCATGATTTACAGCCTCTGGTGAAAGGATATAACTTGGTTATGTGTTTGCAGCAGCTAATGGAATCAAACAAATATTTAAAAGACACTGTGGTCAATATAGTTGAAGATATGAAACAAATGAGTCTAGATATGGCGTCTCATATACACTTGGCGGGCATTTTCCCGCCGGGAGGTTCGCCGTGCCAGCCTTCAGCAATGCTCATCGCCAAAAAACCGTGGTATGAGTTGACGTTTGAAATGAACAAAGCTTTACTACATTGTGGAGATATACATCGAGCAACAGTGGAACTGAGTTACTTAGAGTCTTCTTCAAAAACGTATATTTGCAGCACCCTTAACAACGCAAACTAATGTCTACTATAACTACACAATTATTTCTTGCAAAAGCTTGGCGCGAATTTCGCTCGCCATATTATGATGCTGGAAGTGGTCGTGTTTATTATTCTCTTTATCTGGTGGATAAAACCAAGCTACCAGATGGCATAACGTTGGATATGATTCTCAAGAATGAAGAGAACATAAAAGAGGTTTTGAACTATTTTGATAAACATAAGCTTTTTCTTGTTCCGATAGATAAAACACCCCCTGCTGTCGTATTACCCGTGAGCCAAAAAGATAAAGATAAATCTTGTGAGATTGCGGAAGCTACGGAAAAATCTGGGACTTCTGTTGAAACGGGGCTGACGCTTTCTTCCGTTAACGGTCGCAGATATGATATTGGTCCTCGACCTGAAGACCCTATAAAGTTGCTTTATTCAATTGATGCGTTTGAAATAACCGGATTTGGTAAGAATAAAACAAAAACTCAAATTGTCGATATCGACAAGGTTAAGAAATTATTTGATGAAGAGGAAGCCAACAAAAACAAGCCCCAATCCGCTGATCAAAAAGCATATGCCGCCGCTAATAAATGGCTTGGCGGCGAAAAAGTTAAATGTAAAAATACTGCTGACTGTGTCGCAGCCAAGGTCAAGGGCGCTAAGTGTATTAACGGCAAGTGTTTAAAAGATTTTTCGATATCTATTGATTTTAAGATGGACGTATATGATAGTCCAAAACTTTGTCGTAAAAAGTGTTTAGGGGCATCGCCCGAAACCGCAAGCAAATCCAAAAAAAGGCAATGCGCTAAAAAATGTGACCCATTTAAGAAGTTCAAGAAGTTTGTTAAAGATTTAAAAAAAATAGGAAATATTCAAAATCTTGATGACCTGAATGCTTTTTTGGGTGCCACGGTGGAATCTAGTGCCCAACTGCGTTCAAAATATCTGGCTGGTCCTCTAAATGCCAAGCCGGGAGATCTTAAGACACAACTTGACATGGCAATAATGGGACCGATGACTGATTTCTTTACTAAGGCGAGCAAGGACTTGCCCACACGCGCCGATGTTAGTAATGAAGCACTACAAGCCACAGAATTTATTGCCGATTATTTTCTTATTCAAGGTATCCCAGCAATTGGAGATATAGATCAGGCAATTAAAAATTTTAAAAATCCCTTGCACCTCGACGCCGTGGGCGCAAAAAGTGATTGGGAAAGGTGGGTTGAAAAATCAAAAAATACACTTGAGCCAATAATAAAATGGATAAATCGGCTAGGGTTGATCGGATTATTAGAGTGTGTGGTTGCTCTCGCCATTGAAAAAATGGCAGCCCAAGGTTATGTCGCGCTAGCTGCTATGTTAACCGTGCAATTAGACAAACTGGCGAGGAATTTTTTAGCATTTTCGGTAGAATATGCAAAATATCGAAAAATCTGGGAGGAACTTCGCAAGCGCCAAGGAAAGACGATTGATTGGGGAAAAATTATAAAAGAATCGCTATACACGGCTCTTGAAGAAGGCGCAGTACAGATGGTTAAGTTGTGTTTGCGTTATTGTTTATCGAAGCTGGGGTCGGATAATCCAGAGAATGATTTTAATTTTGGAGGACTTGCTCCTAACCAAGTCTACGACGACCGAAATCTCCCGCTGAAGGGTCTTCCCTCTCATATAGCGGGCGGCAAGCCTCCCACCCCCGACGAAGCCACCAATGTTCTGGATTTTGTGGACGCTGTTTTTAAAAATATGTCCCCGACTCAAATCTGTCGTCTTTTAGAGGGGATGGCAGATTATGAGCTTGTGCAGTTTTGTGAGTTTCTTTTAAGGAAAGAACAATATAAAGACAAAGCCCAAAAATTCTTCCTCGACGAAGTCGGCAATATTTCCCCTCAAAAAATAGCGGACTTTTTTAGACAAATTGGAATTAATGCTGGCACTTACATATGTGATGAGCTTAATAAAAAATCCAATGAAGAAATCGAAATGGTGGATTTTTGTGGTATAAAAGTTGCGGCACCCATTAGAAACAATCTCGGCGACAAGATGGACGACGAAGCCTTAGAAGGGCTTATAAAGAATTTAAAACAAGAAGACGACGCCGCTGCCGACGCCATCGCCGACCTGCTTTCTGGCGATTTTCCCCAAAATATAGTTCCAGAGTTTGATAATCTTGTAGTTTTAGAGCCTTCATATCACGCTTCGCAAAGCACTCTGCGCGATTATAAAACTTTGTTTGATAGTGATTGGAAAGGTGCCGTACATTCTCCGCTTGATAATATTTTTAAGCCGTCAGCAGGATCCCAAGCCAAGAACGTGGTAGACAAACTTGATGATAAACCGCCAAAAATGCAGTTTCCTAAAATTTTAGGCAATATTTTGGGAAATATGCCGGGAGTCACAACTGGCTCTTTGAGGCTTGATGTACCTATTTTTGACGAACAGGCTTTAAAAACTCTTACAACGCCCAACAAGACCGAAGCCGCTCAAGGAGCGTTTACGCTTATTAACACTGCTGATTTTAAGCTTAACGTTAACACCAAGGGCAACTTTACTGTGGGAGCCAACATCTCTGCTATTTACAACAATATCCCGAAAACAGGCAAAGCGTCCAAGGGCAGCAACGCCGAGAAGTCTCCTTTAACCATTATTGGTGAAAATATACCATTCCCCGCCTCCGAGAAAAACACACCGCCAGCACTGCGAACTTTAATAGAAAGTCCCTCCGTTACCGTCGCAGATCTTTATGCGGATATTGTGTTCGGCATTACTCAAGAAAAAGTACAAAAAGTAAGCGACGAAATAAAGGCAGCTTGGCTTTCAAAGGAGCCAGAATTTTATAGAGTGGAGCGCCTTAAGAGAATTCATGATTCACTTTGTAAGGCGACCAAAGACGAAACAGAGGCTAATAAGCATTATGCTGATGATAGTTTGGCTATAAAAGTAGAGAGCCTGAGAGTTTTGGTTTATAGTCTTATTATAGAAAAATATCCGTATTTATACTGGACCGCCGTGGTTAACCCAGAGGGCTTTTTAGGAACAGATATAAAGATAGGAATGATACCATCGATGGTTCAAGCTTTTAAAGATCTGGTCGCACAATACGGAGTCACGATACCAGTTAAAAATCTAATGTGTGAAATGGATCTCACAGTGGAAGATCTTGTACAGGACGAACTTAAGTTTATAAAGTCGGTTGTCCCATCACATGTGACATCGTTGCCCTCCTATCAATCAATCTTAGAAGCAAATTTGACAGTCGATTATAGCAAAAATGTGCCCTTTCTATATAGACGCCCAAAGGGCGCTTGGGGCGCTTGGATGGAAACATTTGCGGGCGCAAGCGGCGCAGCAGGAAAGGGTTATGTGGGTGTTAAAAATTTGACCATGATCGGTAAACTTGGAACAGACAAAAGTGCCGAGTCGTTTTTGGATCAAATGATTTCCAAGGCGCTGATCAACGCCACACAGGGTAAAGATGGACACGCTGAAGAAGGAGTTCAGATAGTTAAGTCTGCCAACAAGAATAAAGCATGGACACAACTGAACATTGATCAGCTTGCCGCGAAAATTAACATATTTTTTAGTGCCACCCTCGGGACATGGTCTTTTACTGGAATGGATGAGTTCCGGGTCATTTTTCCTTTGATAATTAACACGTTTCTTTTTATGGAAATATACAAAAACAAGAATCTTGTTGCTTCTGGTAAGCTGAAGGTCGAACCGTCAAAAAAAGAAACTGAGAAATTGGTGGAGACCATTTTCTTTAATTCGGACTCGTTTACATATGATGACGGCACGGTTTCTCAATATTGGGACGGCAGGCTGAAGTATTATACAAAAGAGCAGGATGTGGTAGTTAAAGAAATTAGTATGGTCGGTATGCCACTGGGAAAAATGACCACCGCAATGAAACAAATGCCAGCTATGGCTGTTGCCGTGTTTTTTAAGCAGAGTGCCAATCCCCAAGAGTCTTATGTGTCGGGGTATGCAGCTTCTGAGTTAATGCTAATGATGGGATCAGGGACATTCAAAGACTCTGCGGGATATACTTATTCAACCAAAGTCAAGAAATTCTTTGGAGAAGCCAATCTTCCCACAATCCAAAACCCCATTATGGACGCTTTTAATTCCCAATTGATGGAAGCGGTAGCTGCCTATTATTTGAACGCTTATGCCCTTCAAGCTTCTTCAAGCACCAAAATATTCAAAAAATTGCAGCCTACTATTTTAGCGGCTTTTTCGGGAGGAATGTCTCTAGCAGCCACAGAAGAAGAATTGACACTCGCTTTCAAGGCGTTCAACATGGCAATGAACGTTGAGGAACAGGATTTCAATCTGTGGCTCATGATTTTGTTACTAATTCCCAAAATAATTATTGGGGCTATTAAAGCCCTTTTGATGACTGCATTATACATGAGCGCACCTATGATGTATTTTCTGATCATGCTTATGACAGCACTAGGTCTTGGTCCAGAAGAGTTTATTGATTGGTTACAAGAACAAATTGACAAAGCAATTTTAAAGAAATTAGATCCCGATTCGCAAGAAGCAAAAGATTTGCAGCACAAAATTAGCGCACGCGCTGCCAAGGACAAGGGCAACCTTCTACCATTGGACTGTAAGAAATAGAGGAAAAAAACAAATGAGTATTACTGTACAATTACCGTTAAACCAAGGGAGTGATAGTATTTATAATAACATAGATGATATAAGGGACTATGTAAAACAGAATGTCAAAAACGTTCTTTTGACTGTCCCCGGTGAACGAGTTATGTTGCCGGATTTTGGAGTCGGTTTAAAACGATATCTATTTGAAAATTATGAGGCTGCTAATACTGCTGCTGAAATTAGATCGACTGTGGAAGTCCAGTTTGCGCGATATCTTCCGACTGTTATTCTTCACGATATTCGTATTGTGGAAGAAGGACATGCACTACTTGTAAAGGTTTTTTATGGAATGACCGATGTTAACTTACAAGATTTTTTGGAAATAGTTGTGATCAACTAATTAAAGAGAAAGAGGAGTGTTCTAATGCCCAAGAGAAATAACGTAATAAAATATACCAATCGCGATTTTGATTCGATTAAGCAGTCTCTTATAAATTACGCGAAAAGATATTATCCAAGTTCATTTAGTGATTTTAACGAGGCTGGCTTCGGCGCACTGATGACAGACTATGTTTCTTATGTGGGGGATGTTCTTTCTTATTATTTAGATTATCAGGCAAATGAATCTTATCTAGATACTGCACTTGAGTTTGAAAATGTGATTCGAATTGCCAAGACATTGGGATATCGATTTAAGTTTAATTATTCGTCGCAGGGCGTCGTTTCTATGTATGCCACCATCCCCGCTGGAGTCATCTTTACAGATTTAAATACTGATTATGCTCCAGTGATTAAGAAGGGCACAGCATTTTCCACAGATAACGACGAAACATTTATTTTAATAGACGACATTAACTTTGCCGATCCCAACAATCAACGAGAAGTTGCGATTCTCGATCAAACAACTAATATTCCCGCTTATTATGCAGTTCGCGGCGTCGGGCGTGTAATTTCTGGTCAACAAGAATTCATAACTATGGGTGTTGGTGAGTTTGAGAGATTTAGAAAAATAGTTATTGAAGATGATTTCATTACCGAAATTTTAAGTGTTTTGGACGCGGACGGCAACGAATATTTTGAGGTGGATAGTCTGAGTCAAAATGTGATTTATAAAGAAGTGATGAATCCCAACGCCCCCCAAGACAAAGTATCTTCTATAATGAAGCCGGTTTTAACTCCCCGCCGCTTTACGGTGGAAAGCGGGTTGGATAGTAGCACTTTACAATTTGGATATGGGTCTGAAAGGAGTCTCACTAGTGACACCTATGGACGACCTGAAAATGTCGTAATCCAGAAATTTGGCAGACCTTATGTATCTAGTATCACCTTTGATCCGTCTAATCTTATTGATAATGACAAGTTTGGCATCGCACCCACCAATACTACTTTGTCCATTAAATATATTCGCAACGCTTCTTTAAATCCAAATGCCACCAAAGGCTCTTTAACTCATATTGCGGATTTGCTGATAGAGTACCCCGGCATTAATAATGCTCCCGGCGTTCAGAACTATGTGCAATCTTCTCTTAGTGTGACAAATGAGGAGCCTATTGTTGGTTCGGTAACGATCCCCGATGCAGATGAATTGAGGGTAAGGGCGATTTCGTTTGTGTCTAGCCAGAAACGTGCGGTTACAAAACAGGACTATGAGGCTTTGTGTTACGCGATGCCCCCTAATTTTGGGGCTATTAAGAGAGCGCGAGCAATGCAAGATAAGGATTCTTTTAAAAAGAATCTTAATTTGTATATTATTAGTGAAGACGCTGATGGTCAATTTATTGAATCCAATAGTACCATTAAAAACAATCTTAAAACGTGGATCACGCGACATAAGATGATCACTGATACGGTAGATATTCTCAATGCTGAGATTATAAATTTAGTAATACATTTTACTGTCATCGCGGACGTTGGTCAGAACAAGTTTGATGTTCTTAATAACTGTATTGCGGCGCTTATAGACATTTACACAGTTAAATTTAATATAGGCGAACCGCTTTTTTATGGGGACGCTTTTCGCGAATTAAAAGATGTAGATGGTGTTCTAGATGTAACGGAGGTTTTCGCCACCGCAAGATCCGGCGGCATTTATTCAAATTCCAGTTTTTCTATAACAGAAAATTTATCTTCCGATGGTCGCGCTGTTGTTCTGGGTGAAAAACAGATTTTTGAAATTAAATATTTTGATAGAGATTTAGTCGGAACTGTTCTATAATGAGTATCAAAAATTATCAAGCAGCTAAGGACAATACCATTAGTAATGCTTATAGACCATCTAGTGATTCGCGGCGCATTAGCGATATTAATTTTGGGCTAACTGATAATTTGGAAATTTATTCGCTTTATAACACGGTGACCGCGTCTGCTGCGTATAATGGAAAATCACGGGCATTGATTCAATTTGATACTGCCCAAGTTCTTGCAGATCGTAACAATGCCGATATTCCTGCGTCTGGGAGCGTTTCTTTTTATTTGAAAGTAAAAAACTATCCTCACGCTTCTACTAATCCGGTTTCTTTTACTCTGGTCGTTTCTCCAGTTTCCCAATCATGGGACGAGGGTTATGGTAAATCATTTGAGGATATGACAAGTAGAGTTGGAAGCAACTGGATAACAGCGTCGTCTAATCCCACAACCTTCTGGACGGCAACAGGTAGCGATGTAAGAAATAGTCCTATTTTTACGCAGTCCTTTTCTACAGGTGATGAGGATTTAGAACTAGATGTAACTGGGTATGTGGAAAGTGTATTGACTGACGGGGTGGCAGATTATGGATTGTTAATACAATTAACTTCTTCTCAAGAGTCGGCTGCTCAAAGTTATTACAAGAAAAACTTTTATTCTTGTCAGTATGGGGACGTATTGAAGCGCCCCATTTTACAAGCTCGTTTTAATAATTCTTTGCAGGACAATGGGGGCAATTTTTTTCTAAGTTCTTCAAGATTGCCAGAAGCGGACAACAACAACACATTGTATTTATATAACTATGTAAGGGGTAATTTGGCGAATATTCCTTCTGTTGGCACAGCAAAAATTTTGGTGAGTGTCTATTCAGGCTCAACAACCACACCTACAGGTTCTAAGCTTGCTCTTCCATCAGGCGGTGGGGTTGTGTCTTTGGCAGATACTAATGTTACCGGAACGTATGTTTCGGCGGGGATTTATTCTGCATCTTTTGCTTTTAATTCAAGTTCTTTGTCGGGCGTGTTTGCTGTGTGGCATTCTGGCTCCACTGAATATTACACAAGTTCTCTTATAGAACCAACAGCACGCACATTTACTAATCAAAGGTTAACAAACAAATATTATTTATCCATTACAAATCTTCAAGAAGAGTATCTACAGCGCCAGACCAGCCGTCTTCGTTTGTTCGTGCGAAATCCATCACTATCACCGACAGTACAAACAACTGCCACAACAACAATGGAGCCTACAATTATTGAAAAGGCATATTATAAGATTGTGCGTAAACGAGATAACTTAGTAGTAATTTCCTATGGAACTGGATCTGCCAATGAAGAGTTTACTAGACTTTCTTATGATTCCAAAGGTAATTATTTTGATTTGGATTTTTCGAATTTTGTCACGCTCGGTGAATATACCATATCTTTTGTGTTTTATGAAGGCGGGCAGTATAGAGAACAAATACCAAAGTTTGATTTCAGGGTGGTCTAATGGCAGTAAAAAAATATACAGCAACAAAAGATAACACTATTACCAACGCCTTTGCCGAGGTGTTTGATAATCGATTAACCGGAACCAATGCAGGGTTGGCAGATGTTATGGAGGTCTTTTCTATCTTTGGTCAACAGACTTCGTCAGCCGATGGCAATGAAAAATCGAGAGCATTATTAGAATTTTCTTCAGCTTCCATTCAAACAGATATTGATAATGCAGTTATCGAAAGTGGTTCTAATTTTGTTTTACGCATGTTTAGCGCGACGACACCCAATCCTCCCCCAACAAATTTTACGTTGGTGGTGGCAGCGGTGTCTCGTTCATGGGATGAAGGCACCGGTCCCGACATTGCAAACAAAGATTATACCGGAGTTTCTAATTGGGATAGTGCGAGTTCTGGCGTTGCATGGACAACGGCAGGCGGCGATTTTCATAGCAGTCCTATTTTTACTAGTTCTTTTACTACGGGGTATGAAAATTTAGAAGTGGACATTACTAGTTTGGTCAACCAATGGCTCGATGGCACAAAAATAAATAACGGTCTCGCCGTTTATCTCACTTCTAGTGACGAGGCAACTTCAGCCTCTTATCACACCAAACTATTTTATAGTCGCACCAGCGAGTATATAAGCAAGCGCCCAGTGATAGAATCTCGCTTTGATGATTCCAAACAAGATGATGTCTCGACTTTTTATTTAAGTTCGACTTTGGCACCTTCTAGTGACAACTTAAACACTCTTTATTTATATAATTATGCTGGTGGACAATTGACCACCATTCCTGACGTTGGAACTGGAAACATTTATGTTAGCCTTTATTCTGGCTCATCATCTCCAGCAGGTTCCAAACTAAATCTTCCGGCAGGAAGCGGGGTTGTCACAGCCGGTGACACAAATGTAACAGGCGGCTATGTTTCGGCAGGGATATATTCAGCGAGCTTTCCGTATGCTTCAAGTTCTATCACAAATGTGTTTCCCGTGTGGCATTCAGGAACTATGGAATATGTTACGGGTTCGTCAATTACTATTTTGACTCAAAATGCGGCTAGCAGTAGAGATTTTGCGAATTACACTATCACTCCCGTAAATTTAAAATCAACTTATACTACTTTGGAAAAGACGCGGCTTAGGTTATATACTCGACCAAAAGACTGGTCTCCAACTATTTATCCAAGTGGAACCTCGACTCCCAATTCTATTATTTTGGAAAACATTTATTATGCAATTACGCGGCGCAGCGATGGTTTAAAGGTTATTCAATATGGAACAGGTTCGGGGAATAGCGGATTTACAAGAATGTCATATGATGGAGAAGGAAACTATTTTGATTTAGATTTTTCGCAGTTTGAATCAGGGTATAAGTATCAGATTTCTTTTGTGGTAAAAAAGGATTTAAGTTTTATTGAACAGGCTGATACGTTTAATTTTAGGGTTGATTGATGAGCTTTAAAAAATACATAGAGCAAATAAAATCGCAACAAAAGGTATCTAAGCCGCTTATTAAGCAAACACGACAATCGGCAGGGGTTACCTTTGACAGCGGCGAAGCAGTCAAAATAACTCAAAAAATCAGCGATCGTTATGTTCCCCCTGTTGATTTTGTTTCAGCTAGCAACTTTGCATTTTATGGTTCCGCTAAAGAGTATTATATTAATGCCATTGATAATATTGTCAATTATTATCCTTATGATGGTACACTCACTGAAAAACAATTGTGGGGATTCAGTGCTTCTTTTCTAGAAAATTGGATTTTTGAGAATGAGTATCCGAGAACCAACGGAAATGTTATTTTCTCTTCGGATGGCTGGTCCACACAAAACGCTGATGAGGATGGCTATGGTGAACCAACTACATTCCAATATATTCTTTTTGATGGTGGTTTGCGCGTCGGTAATATTGTCAATGATGAAGGGTTTACTTCAAATTTGAGATTTGGACATTCTGCCGGAAATTGTGTTGAGTTCTGGATTAAAAAATCAGAGTTTTTGCCATCCTTAACAGAAAAAGAAGTTATTATTGATATTTGGAACAGTGGCAGCGCCTTGACACCATCGAATACAGATAACGGAAGATTCACGGTGCAGCTTACTGCTTCTGATGATGTATTACACGTTTCAGTAGCGTCGGGTTCAGTTTATGCCAACTCATCATTAACTGCGATATCTTCGGGCAGCTTGATTGATAATGAGTGGCATCATGTGGCTTTAAACTTTTCTTATGGCGCATCGAACATAACAGTGGAGTCTTATCTTGACGGGAATTATCAAGGCGACGATACTATTTCTGGTGAAATTACAGAAGTAACTGGCGCATTTGTTGCAACGATTGGTTCATTGGTAACTCAGCAAACAGGAACAACTAACACTACTCTTGGTTGGGGAAAGTTGTCCGCTTCGTTAGATGATTTTCGTTTTTGGCGCGGGAACCGCGATGGAAAACAAATTGGTATTTTTGCGCGGCAACCAGTGGACGGCGGTGCATCAACAGGATCTACGAATATAGATCTCGGAGTTTATTATAAGTTTAACGAAGGCATTACCGAGGTAACGGCAACGGATAAAACCATTTTAGACTATTCTGGCAGGTTAAATAACGCCACATTTGTAGGATATACTTCCACTGCGCGAAATACTGGTTCGGCTTTTGTATTATCGGGACTTGCAATCAAAGAAACAAAAGACCCAATCCTTTATTTATCTCACCCATCTCTCTCCTCTTATCGAGCAGGAAAAATAATAACTGGGTCAGTGTATGATGAAGAGAATATCAGCAGTTTTTATAACACCCTTCCAGAGTGGATTACTTCAGAAGATCAACAAAATTCTGGCGAACTAAAAAAATTAACCCAAATTATGGCGTCCGCGCTTGATGAGTTGTACCTCGAAATTAAAACCTTTCCATTGATTAAAGCAATGGAGTATTATAATGATAAAGTTAGCCGTTCCAAATTTGCTCAAAAGGCTTTAAATTCAAGCGGATTCGTTATAGGCAGAATTTTAGAAGATGAGTCAGCCTTGGTTAGTATGTTTAATACGGGCGACAAGGGTGAGTTTCTTCAAAAACTTGAAGATGTTAAGAGGGTTATTTATTCCAATCTTTATAACAACAGTGTAGAGATTTTCAAAACAAAAGGAACTCCAGAAAGTTTACGAAATGCCTTGCGCTGCTTTGGCGTTGATAATGAGCTTATCAATCTTTCGGTTTATGAAGATAACTCCATTATTCAACTCGGCGACAAGAGAGAACTCTATTCGGAAAAATATAAGTTTATTAATTTTGCCACGGCTTCCAACAATGTTGCTGTTGTGTATACCAGTACTTCTGGCACTGTTGGTGTGCCCTTTATTTCGGGCACTTCTGGAACTGCCCTTCCGATCGAAGCACGTTTGGCAAACACCTATGAGTGTCAAGCATTTCTGCCCAAATATCCGAGATATGGAGATGCGACGAATGTAACTTTTGCGGGGTTGACTTCTTCTATTTTTGGCGTTCATGGTGTAACGGCATCGTCACATACCGACACTTCAACTACTTTTTCTGGAGATGACGCTGGTTTTGAAGTTTATGCAGTTCGTGATAGTTTGACCTCTAGAAGAGTGAAGTTTGTTCTTACGTCTTCTGTTGTCGCGGGCGATTCTCAAACTTTTCCTGAATTAACCACTGAGCTTTTTAGTGACAGTTATGATAATGAGACGTGGACCGTAGCAGTAACAATCAAGCCTATTGCTTATGGTATGGGCGATTTAAACAACGCGCTCCAGCGCGACAGCGGTTCATATATTGTTAATTTCCGTGGTTACAATGTTGAAGACGATACTGTTTATAATTCTTTTAATTTAACGGCTTCGATGCATTCTGATCGAGCCATTAAATTATTGAGCCAAAATCGAAAGCCGTATTACGGCGCAGCACGAACCAATTTTACAGGCTCAATGTTGATGCCGTCTGATTTGAATATTGGTTTTTTTCGGGTGTGGCTCGATAACTTAACAGACGATGAATTAATCAGCCATGCCAAAGATCCAAGGAATAAGGGCAGGGCAGAACCTTACAACAATTTTCTTCCCTTGTCATCCGAGTTCAGTGGGACATATGTCCCCTCCATCAATTCTCTCATTATGGATGTGGGAACTGATAATATAGCCTCGTCAGATGATTCGGGACAATTTTATTTGCCAGATTTATCTTCAGGATCCTATAAAGAAACTCCGATACCTTATTTAAATACAGTTCTGGGAAGTTTATATCAATCTGAGGGCTACGGCTTTACTGAGTCTTCGACCAATGTTTATACTTCTAGATTTTTTACGGTTGGAAAAACTATTAATCCCGAAAATTTTGGTGAGTTGGATGGGGTCCGAATCCTTAACGAAGACGACATCGCCACAAAGAGCTTGATCAAGGCTAAGATTGCCTATTTTACCATTGAAAAAAGTGCCCAACAGGCTATTAACCGAGACATTATTTCATTCTTTTCGTCACTAACTGGCTTTAACGAGCTTATTGGCGCTCCCATTAACAAATATCGGATGGAGTATAAAGATCTTAAGAAGCTCGCTACTGAATATTTTTCGACGGTGATTTCAAAAAGAACAAGCGCTGCCTTTTTTGAATATTACAAATGGCTTGATAATGCGATCAACGACATGCTCATTAACCTCTTGCCAGCTTCATTAAACGGTTCAGACAAAATCTACAATGTGATCGAGAGCCACATTTTAGAAAGAAACAAATTTCAGTATCAACTTCCGACTATTGAATTTAGAACCCCAGATTTAGAAGCCGTAGCCAGTGGCTCAAATAATGTAAAGTGGAAATTTGCTCATTATCCTTTGACGGACATAGAGAAAGACAATTGTTATTGGTGGCGGTATAAAGCAGAAAGAGACAACGCTACATTTAATTCTAATCTCCCTGAACATGTTGTGATTGGTCGCGAACAGATATTGTCGGTGACCAAACAGGCTCAAGATAGAAAAGTTGAATCCGCTTTAAAAGAAAGCGTCATCATTTCTAAAGAAATTCACGGCGGCATTAATTTTGGAGCCAACAAAAAGTTAGATTATTACAAGGGTGTTATTTATGGCAAGTGGAATAGTGCAGGCTACTTCAATTTCATCAATATCCCAGCTTCGACCGTTTCTTCTGCGATGCCGCCTTTAAAATCATGTGATGATGATTTAGAATTGTTAACCAACAGAAAGTTGACCGGCAAAGCGGAAGCCAACCGCGAAGAGACTCAAGGCTCTAAATTACAACTCCTCGCCCCATTTAATGTTTTTTCCGCATCAGTTGGCACAGGGAGCTACGTTGATACTGCATATGATGCTCGCAATCCGAATGAAATAGTAACCAACCTTCACCACGATGTGTTCGGTCCTACGTCTAATCAGCCTCTTCAGGGTACTTTTACTTCACAGCGCGTCGGCGGCTCTAAGTCACGAAAAATTCGCCTAACCGATAATTTAACCAATGAAACAAACCGCCCCGAAAGATTTCAAGTCGATATGGACTATCCTACGGATATTTTTATACAGTCTACCCGCTATGATGGTGGTTATGCAGCGCCGATTGATCAGTTTTATCAAGATCCCCCCGTTCGTGCGCCGGTCAACATTAAAAATATTAAAACAAGCGGCTCCGCTCTTGGTAATTTTTCCAAAAATTATGAGGTTGTACAAACTTCGGGCAGATCTATAAACAATCTGGCTTTAAGGGAATTAACTGGCATTGCTGGAAATTTAGAAAGCCCTTATATTTCGGGCGGTTTCGATTTTCCGCGAATTACTGGAACAGCCAACCAGACTGTTTTTGTTGAACGGTTTAGTGCGCCCGGTGGTCCTGATACGAACGGTCCTTTCTTGGACCCTGTTGGTAGAGAGTATAGTGTTTACAACGATTTAAACCTTAGAAACTCTGTGGTAAGGGGAGCGTGGAACAGTTTACTAAAATACTCTAGCGTTTTCGGAGGATATCAAACCGCCAGCAATGACCTTTCAGCTTCTATTCACAAAGTTCAAAGAAACACAACCAAGATTATGGAAAACTCTGGAGGTTTTGTTGTCACTGGTGTGCTGGCAGATAATGGGTTCTTTACTCGTCCCATTCCAGCAAGAGATTTTGGGTATAGTTGGATTTTATCATCGGCTCCAGCCAGCGGTAATTTTGTCATCGAGGCGGGTCATGTTTTAACAAGCTCAACAGCAATAACTTTTTACACCTCTTCTATTAGAACTTTTGGCTCGCCTACGAGTAGCATTGGATACGATGAAATTAATTATGCTGGGTACGTTACTCCCGGTAGATTGGCAAATCGACTCCCTTATCATTTTAATATAGATGAGACTGTTTTTCCACCGGTTAATTTAATAGCCCCGACAATTTTAAACCAAAAGGGTGTGAAAGCTTCTGGGTCGGTGATTTTCCACGCCCTTGATCCCTCAGAATATATTCAAATCGCTCATCCTATTGTTCGTTTCTTGCCTAGCCCCGACTCCCTTTTTGTTGCCCCGTTTGAGCTTGCGTTCGATTCGACGGTCGTTCCCGGCAGCAGCACCTCGGCGATCATCGGTGTCGACGGTCTCGCCACTGGTCCCGCAGTCCCGGCAGCAGTTGCTAACGCTTTTAGCCAATCTTTGATTTCTGCAATCGCCCAATTCGCCGACGTACACTTTCTATCATCCTCGGTGACCGTCACGGACTCCACTTGTTCTTTCAGTCTAACGCTAGATGGCGCACAAGGAAATCAAGTCAACCGCGCTTGGTGGGATCAGATAATACAGATCGAGGGCAATGGGTTTCCAAATCCTGCGGCAGTGACGGGTACGTTCATGGTTGGCGGTTTGGGTACTGGTGAGGACTTCAAGAACATTTACTTTCTCAACGTTATCAACAATGGCAACTCTGGCTGGGGAACTTACCGACAGCTTCAAGGTAGCTATAATCCTTTGGCAAGGAACTTGAGAAAACAAAACATTATAGTTTCTGAAAGACCTCCGTTAGATAAGTCAGAACCAGCCGCAGGCGCTTTTGATGTTGCTGGGGAAGTAGTTCCTTTGGCTGCTTATGAACCCGCTGTTGTCTCTGACAAGCCTGTTTTGTTGATAGCTGATTTGGAGGGCGATGGCAAAGGAACTATATTTAGTTTGCCTTATAATTCTCAAAAGAGATACTTTTTTGATAGTGAACTAGAACAAGATCTGGTTATTGGTAAAAATAAAAATCGTATTTCTACTTTAGAGAGGTTTTATGATTTTTATAAATCTGATTCACAAAATGTTTTAAAAGAAGAGGATGTTTCTTATGCGAAATACGCACATCAGATTTATCCTTTGCAAAAATACAGTTATTTGGGGGATTCTCTCTTAAGAAAGTCGTTTACCCAAACATGGACCGATTCTCAATATAATCGTTCTGTTCGCAAGGCTTTTAATCAACTCGCTCTTGATGGAATAGTCGCCGCGAACGCTACACAGTCTTTTGTTAATCCAATGGGTTTTAATTTGCTTTATCAGGGACCAGATGCAACGGGTTCGTGGCTTGGGTCGCCGGTTGGACAACAGTTTTCTGATTCTTTTGTGAACGCTGTGGGACCAAGTATTAGTGTTTTAGACACTTTTACTGATCTTGGTCCACCATTCGCCACCTTCGCGCTCGATGGCGGTAAGTATTACATCCCATCAGCTTCGTTTCCTTTACATTTTTTAACACAGTCTATTGGTGGAACAAAAACTTATCTAGATTTAAGAAATTATTTTTACGGCAACTCTACCGATAAGTATCCCAATCTGTATTATCTTCCCGGCGTCGGCGACTATTATCAGGCTGTGGAAGGAGTTGCTTATAATAAGGCAGTTTATGATAGAAGAGCGGCACAGTATATGACGTTTGGGATTTTAAGAGATCCAAAAAATGTCATAAACCAATTTATCATAACGGTGCCAAGCGCCGCCTATGGCACGGTCGCCGGTCAGGCAGCAATGGATCTCGGAGATAATGGCATCGCTGGCGTTCCCGATCATGTCTATGGACCATTATTGGAAATGCCCTTTATTAATGCTGTTCCTGACAACCCACAGCGCGGACCAGAAATTGCTGAACGCTTTTTTGCGCCTTGGTCCGCACCGGGTTCATCGTCTTTAGGTAGAGGTCCATCCTATTATAACAAACATAGCAACTATTCAGAGTACATTAAATTACTTGGGAAGGATTATTCTCTTATACCCGAATATATTGTTTCGAATCACATTTCGGCTCTGGTTGCTGGCGACGATCTTGATGGAAAGAGTGTTTCAAGTTATTCTATCACAGGTTCCAGCGTGGTTGATATGAGCGATACCGTTGTGCAGATGAACACTGTTGCGAGATATATGGAAGGTGACAGCTTGTTAAACTTTAAAGAGTTTGGGGGTCTTTTTGATGCTTCCCCAGTTGGAACGTATGATATACCAAAAATCAGAATAAGGTTTGATGCAATTAAAAAATTGTTGCCATACGAAGGATTTTATCCAGCCGAAAGAACGGTTCAACTCGCGCAATTATTTTCTTCTTCACTCGCTCCCGCTGCTCGCTTGATCGGCGGTGGAGCGACTTTTAGAACTTTGATGCAGCCTTATTTTATGCCGGGGATTCTTTATAATTCAGTAAAAGCGGGTCTGGCAATGAGTTATGGATATTTTAATAGCCCATATAATTTAGATCTGGCATATTCGTGGGATTCGGGTCTTGGCAAGGCAAATCGAGAGGTCGCCATTGGTGATGCCACAGCCTCTTTTGTGCCGTTGCCGTTTGAAGAGATTGTAACCCTTAGTGAATTAACAAACCAAAAGACTTTTTATGATATGTATCCGCACCAATCGATGTCACGAGCTTCGACCGCATCATTACAGGAAATTATTGAACCCCTGTATCAAATGGCTATGTCCAATTTTATGGCAAGTACGATTGATTTTTGCTTAGAAAACAACAGCCTGACAACTGTTGTCTCACAACCTGAAAAGGATTTAGCCCTCATTCCAAATCTCGATGATGTCTACGGGATGGAAATTAGCGTGATGGGGGTTACGGGTTCTTCGGCAGATCAGGGACCGTGGGATTTGAATGCAGTGTATGCCAATGGGTGGGGTCCGAGTGTTAGTGGTTCAGGTCGCACTGGTCAGAATACAGATATAGCTACTGACCGCGTCTGGCAACCACAATGGGGCTTTGGGTCTGCTTCTATTTTGTTGGAGTGGCGACCTACTAAACTTGGAAAATACACAATAGCTGAGATTCAGCAAGAACTCACTGCAACTTTTGGAGCTTCGACTCTCGGTGTTGGATTTTCACCGTTTGTCACTTCTTCTGTTCCTTCTCTTAGCGAATCTATCAACTACCTTGGTCGATTACAGGGTGTTATTGCTACAATAGACCCCGCCACAAAAGAGGTTGCTTCGGTCAAGACACCAGAAGATCCAGCCTCAGCAGGCTTAACTTATTGGGCTTTTCAGCCCAAGTGGGAAACTCCATATTTAACTCGTAATAGTAATGTCAACGGCACAGGAATTTGGAAAAGTTTTTGTGAACTTCCAAATATAACCAATAAGGCAGCTTCACGTTTAGTTTTTAAAGATTACGTTCCCCCCGGTGCGCTTGATAATCTTTCTCTTAAAACTTATTTGAGCTTGCCCGACGAGGCAACACTGGGAACTCCTTCCAATAGTTCGTTTATTAAAGAGGCGATTGTTTGTATTCCGTATATGGACATGCCCAACAGTAATCCTGTGTTTCACACTGTGTCAAAATATGTTAAAGATGCCTATGTGATTGAAGCCAAAAAGACAGGAAAGTCAAATGAATGGTCGCGACTTGATAAAATTCTTGATGAATATGTATTTCCACCTGCGTGGGATTGGAAGAGGAATCCAAAATTACAAAGCCAACCAATGGGCATGGTTGTACAAGAATATGATTTGGAATTGAAAAAAGAGGATATGGCACTTTTTTGGCAAAATCTTCCAATTCCTGCGATGGGCACTTTTGAGAAAGAAACCGACTATATTGATATTGAGTTTGATAAGTCTATTATGTTTGATGAGTCTCTGTTGAGGTACTTGAAGTGGGTTGTATTTAAAGTAAAGAAACGCGCCCAGACCAATTATTTTCAGATGACTATAGATAATCCACAATATACTGACTTTAGTTTTGATGACTTGCCCAGCGTTCAAAATTCAAAATTTAAAACAGTGGGCGGTTGGTCTGTAAATGATTACAGTTATAACTATCCTTATGATTTTTGTTCTTTGATAGAGACCGCCAAAGTTTCTGTAGAGGTTGATTTTATAAAGACAAACAAACCGGCACCTTAAGCTATTTATAACACATGAGTTTTTTAGATTCCAAAGAACAGGTAATGAAGTTAGTGCTTAGTAAGCACGGCAAAGAACAAATTTCTAAAGGGTTGTTCGCCCCCGCCTTTTATGGATTTCTAGATGATGATGTTGTTTATAATGTGCCGACTGAAACCCAGAACTCCGCGCACTCTAGAATTGTGGAAGAGACGCCAAAAAACTCTTTTATTACAAATATTGCTAATCTAAATTCTAATAAATTTTTATCACTCGGAGCTAAACCTTCGCTGGAAGACTTGTTTCAAAGTGCCTACGGACTGTCAACTTCTGAATTGGGTTCTCAACAATTGCCCCGCTTTAATTATATTTGTTTAAGGAACATAATATCTTCTTCTGCTGATTTGGCACAAGGCAAAGACAGTTTTTTTCAAATCCCCCAGTTGAACTTTGATTTAAATGTCTTTACCAGTTTAGAACAGGCTACTCCCGACTTTCATGAGTCGTATAAAGCCGTTGAAGATAGTGGGAGTCCTATACCAGATTTTGGTGAAGGTCGCCAGACTATTGTTAAAATATTCCCCACTGGCGAGATGGTTAAAATTAGTAAGGGTGAAACAATAGGCTTGTTGCTTGAAACCAATGCAAACAAGATGAACGAGACGTTTGAATTGGAATTTTATTTAGTGAAAAAAACTCAAACAAAAAACTCCGTTCCTTCTCCTGAGTTTATAACAACTACCACGGTGGTCCAGTTAGATCCGTCCGCTCCCTTTGAACAAAAAAACTCTTTGGGGTATTATTTAGATGTTCGTACTGAACGAGACATAGAAGTAAATGTTACTGAGGGCTTCTTGGCTGCTGATGGTCTTTATGATAATTTACCTGATGTTGTAGAGGATTTCTGCTAATGAATATTGAAGACATCGATGTACGTTCTCTCTTGGATCAGAAAGTTCCGTATCCTTTTATTGAGTCTGTTGTATTAAATGACAAAGATGGCATTAGTTTGGATATGCGATATGCATTTTATGCGCCGATAACAACTGGAGATAAGGACATATTTGACAGTTATAAGAATTTGATATGGACAGATATGACTCTTTTCACATTTGATATTTCGGAACCTATTCCTCCCCCCATGCTTCCAAATGTAGATTTTATATCTTATTTAGAAAATAGTCCCAACGTCAATAAGCAAAATCGACTTGAAGACAAGGGACCATTTTATAAATCTTCAAAGGCTGTTTACGATATTTTAAATTCAGTGTTGGGGATCAGTCACACCAACCCTTCTATCGATACTGGTCCTCCCGGTAAATCATTGGTCCACGCCGATACGTCCATATTTTATCTGAAGGGCATTCAAGTTAGAAAATATTCTTACGAGGCACAGTTTACCAATCTAAAAGCCACTGAGCCGTTTGGGAAAGTTATAGCTGGTGATCGGGTAATCAATTTAATGGGCTTTATTGAGGTGATGGCTGATTTTAAAGACAATCTTCCTTTCGCGATTTCCGGCGGGAATACTATAAATTATTCTTTTCCATTTGTGATCGCCAAAAACGGAGTGGTAAACTTTACTTATCAAGCTCTTCAAACATCAAATAATGAGATATGGGTAGGACCATTTTCTGTTGAAAAACAAGAAACGCCACCAAAAGGAAATACAACACTTGAACGTGGTCATACTCATTATTACACAGTGGACGATGACGGCGACGGGGAGACTGAAAAGCACTATGCCACTCCAGATTCTTGGCATGTTCATAAAATAACTAACCGCATCGTTGCTGACAGCGACGTCTTTGTTAAAGGTGGACCGTCGATTGGCAAGAAGAACCACAGTCATCAACTTATTGCCGATCAAATAAAAAAATTGCCCGTCGATTCTGAAGACCATTATCCATATCTTTTGCCTGTTGTTATTTCTGATCCAGCCGTTGTTTCAAGCTTTGTGGGTCTTACTACCGGCGATTATTTTGATTTAGATTTTAACCAGCCCCTGCTCACCAAGTGGGACAAGAAAAACAAAAAATGGGTAACGACAACAGAAAATCCAGCCACCGGGGAAGCCTATACTGCTAAGGACATATCTAAAACTACCACGCTTAATCTGGAAGCATATTTTGAACCTAACAAATTGGAAAAAATAGAATCTCCTTTGAGCGAAATGTTTTTCTGGGATGATATAGAACCCAACACTTTCAATACAGCTTTTATTTTTAATACTACAAAGTTTATGAATAGTAGTGCATTCGCGTTTACGGGCACCAAACTAAATATTTATTCCGATAATATTAAAAGTATGCAGCTTGTCCGAAGGAAGGTTGCAAAAAATATTGCAGAGCAATATACAGAACAATGTATGGAAAAGGTTCTTGCTACCTGTGTTCCAATCGGTACGAAGGGGGTGTTAATTAACATTATTGATAACGCAAATATAAGAGTGGCATCGGTCGATTGCACGACAAATGCTGGTGTTATGCAAACGCTTTTTATGATCAAAGATAAAACAGTAAATAAAAATTACCACTACCGTTATGGTTTAAAAATTACATATACAGCCAAGTTTTTGGGACAATTAAGATATGTATTTGAACTTGTTAATGAGGCATATAATAAATTTAGCGCCTTGGAATCGGTGATGGCTTTTTCCAAGTATTATAATGCTGATTTTGAAAGAATGACTCCTCTTTTTGTTCAGCATCATGGAGAGGTTCTACAAGAAATGTGGAACACATTTAATAGTATGTGGTCCATCATTAGTTCGATGATAACTGATAGTGAACAAAATCAGGAATCGGGAGCTTTAATTGTAACAATAAAAGATATGTTAGCAGTAGATTGGGAGAAGCAGACGACCAGACTTTTACCCAGTACATATCTGGTGCTTAAGGATTCTATTGGTCAATCTTTAAGCCAAGTAAAAAACTTTTCTGTTGCTCCTAATTTGACTGTGAAGCCCACCCAAGGGAATTCAAGCAACTCAACTGTCGCCACTAAATATTATGAATTTGCAAATGCGGTCGGGTTTACTGAGAAGCCCAGTTTTTGGGTAGATTATCTTTATGCGACTCCACCTCAATCTGAAAACACGGAGCTTGTTATAACACAAAAGGAATTTGAAAATTTATTTCAGTTAGAATTTGCCAAATATGTGGGGGGTATTGATGAATTTGTGTGGCAACATTTTGACACACACACATTTACGCCCCTAACCATTACAGCGGAAAAAGTCACGGCTCAGATGCTTGACATAGGTAGCGCGAATATGAAAACCGCCGAAGGTTACGCCCTGACCTTTTCCTTGCCGCTCACTCAAATTATAGATTTGGTGTTGAGCATGAAAGCCGGTATCACCCAGACTTATCCCGCAAAGACTCCTACTTCGTGGGCAACGGGCTTTCCCTTCTGGCAGAAGAATGGTGTATTGTTGGACGCGCTTTTAGACGATGGTGTAGCCATCGTTGGCACAACTGACAAGGGGACTGTTGTGAATCCTGTTACTCCCGGCAAGTTTGCTTTTGAATCCTTTTTTGGCGGCTCAAGCGGACCACAGGATAAGAAAAAATCTACTTCACCGACAATTACAAAACAGTTTCAAAACATAAAAGATTTAACGATGATATACTCTTTTTCACATTTGGCGGGTTTTAATACTTATACGAACACAATGGATGAAATAGAAAGCATTGAATCACAGGGAGGTGAAGCTCTTAATACTAATCTTCCTGTACCTTATTATGTTTTATCAAGAGGTCCGTCAATCAAGCTTTTAAAGCCGCTAACTAACGAATTTAAAACCTTGTTTGACAAAATATTGATCAACAAAGAAACACTAAAAACCAAGGAAGACAAAAAGAAGTGGAATTTGAGACCTGAAGAAGCCATAGGCACTTTTTTAATGTTAACCAATGTCGTAGAAATTGAGCTTTGGCACGAAGGAGAATGGCACCCTTATAATAAGGTAAAAAATGGCTTGGGGTCAGTGGCTACTTTGGGACGATTTTCTTTTTATGAGCGCGGACTAAAAAATCCTAACGGCTCCTTCGTACAGGTGAGAAATGTCGGAATGAATCAAAGAATAAATAATAGATATTTTGTCTTTGATACCGAATCAAAAGAGTTTAATACCATCAAATACACCATTCCAGCAAAATCCAAAAATGACCCGCCTGTAAAGATCGAAGTTGTTTTAAAAAAAGAAAAATTTTCGGGTGACACTGCTCTCAAACAAGCGGCAAATACTATGTTAAAGGGTTCTCTTTTTAAAAAACCAGCTTACAAAGGTGGTTCCGCGATGGACAAACCCAACGCGGTTCAAGTTCTGGATGGTGTGAAAAAGAAATCCTCGACTGCGGTAAAAAAATCCAAAACCGGCGCACCCTTCATGGGGGTAAAGAAGCCTGTCATGGGGGTGAAGAAGCCTGTCATGGGGGTGAAGAAGCCTGTCATGGGGGTGAAGAAGCCCGTCAAGGAGATAAAGAAGACGGGTATGGCTCTCAAGAAGTCGTCCACAAATGTAAGTGTTAAGGGTAAAGTAGATCAAATAGGGCTTCAGGTGTCTGACGGCTCCAAGAAGCCAGCAGGAAGCAAGAAAAGCAAGATGAAGAAAACCGGCAAGAAAACAAAAATGATTAAAATTAATATTATGAAGCTTAAGCTGTTTTGAATGTTATGAAGCTGTAATCTCAATACTATTTAAAAATATGGAAAAAAGTTTTACATATAGGGGCGACAACCGAACTGACCAATTGTCAGATACCTACGGCAATTATCCTTTTATTTTGGCGTTATTTTATGGTTCCACGGAAGATGACGGCTTATATCTCCGAGATGCGGGCGAGACCCTTGCCGATATTGCGGACTATAAAATTCTACAAAATGGTATTATGAAAAACGAGACAGAGGATATAGCTTGGATATCAGATGGTCCATATAATTATTTAGGGGGCAATGTGAACCGTGAATATATGTATCTTGGTTTAGAACCCGCTTCGTTGACACAAGATGCAATCAAAACTTTTGAAGCCGCCATCGACGCTGCCGCTTTACCACAAAGTTTACATTACTTTGATATGAGTATCTTGGGCGACGTCCTTGGGACTCCAGAAGCCGGAACCTTATATATTAAGGCGCAACCTAGCTATAATTTTTATGTGGAGCAGCTTGAAAAGTTTGATGAAACCTTCGGTGCTGGCAAGAAAAATCCTGTTGGGTTTAGAAAACTACTCAGACCAAGCGATTATTATGCCTACAACTCTATAAAAATAAGAGGCGAAGATATCACGAAAAACGAGTTTGCTATTAAGACATTTATGGAATATGCGACAACCCCTAAAAGTTATAACGTTAAGGACAGAACGGCGCTGAAGTGGAAACCTATCCCAGCCGGTAAGTTAGCGGGTTTTTATAAACCTTATTTATCTTTAATGTCATATATCTTTGACGCAGCTACTAATAATGTGACGGTGTCAGCGCTACCAGCGGTGTATAGCAATAGCACATACAGCAATCAATATCTTCAACAGTTTAAGGAGAATGGTCCCGAGGGTTTCATGGCTACCAAGCCAAACTTTACTCTAAACCAGCCCACCTCTTTCATTTCTCAAGATAAAATCTTGACCGACCTTACACATGGCACCGAAAAAATGTTGCCTTTCAGTTTCGTGATTGAATCAAACTATAATTTGATGCCAGCCAACACAAATAATGAATTTAAAAGGTTGTTGTTGGATCTCAATCTGTATGAAACCTTTATTTATAATCTTGCCGACAGGCACGATAAACCATTTTTTTCAATTACGGACGGCGGCGAGGTTGACTTTCAAACAATTTCTAAAAACTTTGCGCCCGATTCATCGATTATTTCAAGAGCGCCCCTTGTTGCTCAAACTTTGAAGTATGCGCTTACCAATTCTGGGCTTATTGCTCCAAAAGACTTACCAGTGAAACAGGCAGAGAAATTAACTAAACTAAAAGATAATGTTCAGACCTCCTTTGCGGCACAACTTCTCGTCCTCGGCGGTGCCGCCGCCCAGCCGTCTATCGCCGCCGCCGCTCTCGCTGCGGGCAAAGGCGCTGCCGCACACACAGATTTTATCTACACCGAACACAATGAAAACACAACCGTAACTGATTTTGATGCGTTCGTTTTGTCTGCGAGATTGCAACAGTTTGTTAATAAAAACTATAAGCCAATGCTGATAAGGATGTTCCGTGATCTAAGCGCTGAAGATGGAGAGAAGACAACGCCAGATAAACTCCGTGCCACACCATTAAAAAATTATGCGGAGGTTTTGGCATATTCTGTGGAGCGTTTTCGCGTTGAGATAGCAAAAGACCCGCAGGGCTTTATAGAAGAAAGTTTACAGTTTGAAAAAGAATACATTCTCCCAGCCTCAATGGATAAGAAAGACATTATTAAAGTTGTGGACGCTGGAGTAGAATATGACACCCCCTATGTTTATAGATTTTCTTGTCATGTGTTGAGCGTTGGCACTGGTTTTGCAACCGATGACAGTTATTATGCGCCAAACTTTAACCAATGGGACTACGACGCTGCTTTAGTAGTGAGTGGGATCTCCTATCCAGATCTCAGAATTATGAAAGTGCCAATGTGGCAATCGGAAAAACAATATATCATGGACTCGCCGCCAGTTTATCCCACTTCATTGATCATTCCTAGTCGGCAAGATCCTACGAGGGTAAAGATTGTTTTATCGGATAATGTAGGAGGCGTCGTGGATTTCCCGATTCCCCTTTTTGACAAGGACAAGGAGAACTTAACAAAAATATATTCCAAGCAATTCGCCCTGCCGGGAGCCAGCATGGCGGTCGGTATTGTAGACGAGCTTCACGCTCTGGCTGCGAAATCGAGTTTGGATGAGGAAATAAAAATACTTAAGGCAAAATTAGATTGGACGCGATTAAAGTTTGATACAAAATCACCCATCACAAAATATCAAATCTTAAGAATCAATACGCCACCGGATGATTATGTGGATTTTGTTGACGGAAAAATAACAACTTTAAACAAGGCTCAAGGCGTTGGCTTTGAAGATACAATCGAACCAAATCATGATTATTATTATTGTTTCCGTGCAATAAACGCTCACGGGTATGCGTCAAATCCCTCTCCCATTCTTCATCTTAATGTTTATGCAGATGGAGATATTCACATTGGTGAGGTGAGACCCTATGTTTTCCCGTCAGAGCTTTCGCCTCAACCACAAATCGCGCCGATGTATTCTAATGGGATTGTGTCGGTTTCTTTATCAACCGAACAGTATGAAGCAGATCCCCCCCTAAACAGCGCCAACGCCAAAGCCATGTGGGAAAAGATGGCATATGCCGCTTCGGATAACAACAGGGTCGAAGCCTTGGACACATCTGGTAATCATTATTTCAAGGTTCGGGCTAAGTCTAGAACGTCGGGGAGGGTCATGGATCTTAATTTTACCCCCACCGTTCAAAAACTTGATAAAATAGGATCAGTGGGACAACAAGCCGCAGAATTAATGAAAAGCAAAGGCTTTTCTCAGGGAGATTTGGTAGAACTCTCTAATTATTTTGATTTGTCCACAAAAGCAATGAAAACACTATTTAATATTGAGGATGAATTTGGCGTGAACCCTGCGTTAATACAATCAATTGTTGAGAAAATTAGAAATCGTAAATTAGATCAACAAGCATTACAATCGATTTTGGCGAATTTTAGGCAAATGAAATCTACTTAATAAGAGGAACAATTATGGCATATTTAGACAACAGCGGTGATATTATTTTAGATGCGGTCTTGACCGACACCGGCAGGATGCGTTTAGCGAAGGGTGACGGCTCTTTTAAAATTACGAAATTTGCTTTCGGGGATGACGAGATTAACTACAAAGAATATCGAAATCAAAACAACCCCCTCGGCGCACACCCGTCTGGCTCTGCTTTTTATGATTTGTCGATTTTACAAACTCCCGTGCTAGAGGCATTTACGAATAATACCTCTTTGTTAAAACACTATCTTGTTTCTTATGTGAGAAACGACTTGCTTTACTTACCTGTGATTAAAATGAACACGAAGGGGAATGGATCAGTATTTTCTGAGGCGGGTCAGCATGTCATCGCTGTTGATAATACAACCACCGCCCAATCCACCGGACTTGATGCTGGCGGCACTTCTGGGATTATCAACGGTGTGTCACCGGACAAAACAGACCATTATATTAGGGTGGATTTTGGCATTGATTCTACGAAATATGGTGGACCTGACGCCCCCATTGAGGAAGATCTTAAAGAAACTCAACTAATAGTGGAAATGGATAATCGCTTGGGAACGCTTACTGATGTCGATGGCAATAGTTACAATTATGATTTCTTGGATGACGATCAGATTGCCACTTATGTGTTGACAAATTTTATGACGGCTTTTAACAAGAACGCCGACGACGGCAACAACGATTATACCGTTGAGACCCCTCAAGGCAAGTGGCAATTTCAGGTCCGCTCTTCTACAAGTCTGCGGACCTCGACTTCATATTTTACTCAGTTTGGTAGTACGACAACGTTTACGAAGCCGTCCGATCCAACAACTTATAACATAATTGATACCACTGTCAGAGTGACAGGTGGCACTACTGGATATTCAATTGATATCCCTATTCGCTATGCGAAAATTTAGAACAATAGGAAAAAAACATGGCTAGCTCTTTTAAAACAATAACCCCCACTGATAAGACTGCAACAAAAACTTTGTTGCACGAAGCGATTCCATTAACTGGAACCTTGGTGAGTGGAACTTATAAAAATGAAAATATAAAAACATACTCACACGGTATGTTTATTTCTGTTTATGATTATCCTTATTTGAGTTCTTCGGCTAATCACGTTTTTGATATTACTTGTGGTTATCCTACGAGTTCTGCGTTGAGTGCTACTCTATCGACCACAGTTAATCAAGATAAAAAGAATAACATTTATAACTCTATGGCACAGCAACTGGTTGGCTATGATGTGTCGGGCGATGTTCGGGCATTTGATCAGGACGGCGATCTCGGCAGCGGTATAAAGGATAGAAATGTCTTTTTTATTAATTTCAGCCGCCTCTTGTACAAGGATGAAATTGCGAAGGGCACGTTCAGTCTTACGATGTATAACGGAGGAACCTATAAGGTTCCAGACGGGGTGTTTACGATTACAGACACAAATGCTTCCAACAATTACAAAATCAACTCCCCGGCTGGCGATTATGCCATTTTGTATGATACCGCTTCTGCTAAGGTTGGTTTGATTTATTATGACGCTGGTGTCGCTGTTATAACTAGCTCGGTTTTTCAACATGCGACTGCTTTTGATGTAAATGGCAGAACGATGAGTGCTTCTTTAACAGGGTCTTCAATTGATGATTTTAGCAATGCTGTGCGGCGACGTTGGATTAACTGTTCTTATAACAACACGACTGAACTAAATTCAACTATTTATTTTTGCCGAGCAATGCATTCAGATTTTAACTACAGTTCTAATCCCACTTATCTTACACAATCTCAGATATTTGTCAAGACTGCGCCGGATGATTTACCCCTCTCTTATGTGACGACAGTGGGGCTGTATTCTCCTGATAACGAGTTGCTTGCGGTTGCGAAATTAAGTGAACCCTTAAAGAAAACGCCAGCAAATGAATTGACTCTAAGAGTCAGACTTGATTACTAATGAAGCTAAATAAGTTTTCCCAAGATGAGATTCTTTTCAATACCATTAAGGCAAACCCAAAAGTAACTTTCACGTTTGTCGCTGGGGAAATTTATTTAAATAACATATCAAGCTCCAATACAAACGTTCCGAATGGTATGATTTCTGCTTACGATCTTAGCGTAAATCGTACTGGCGATGAGCGCATTTATCAATTTTTAAACAAAGATTCAGATTTTGCGGCTTGGAAAACTACACAAGTCACCACACCAGCGTCATCTACTAGTTCATATGGAACTGCTGTGCCTGCTGCTGAATTTAAAAATTATCTTGCGTATACCTCCTCGGTGCAAGTCGAGCTTGGTACAGACTTGGCACACACAACCCCACTTCAAAATGTGATTAATTATTATCGCTATAGGTCTACACAATTTGATTATTCGGCTTCCATAGATGGAACGAGAATCAAGCTAATTTCCATACCTAGCATATTTTATGGGTCTTCTATACAGGAAGGAAGTATAAGGTTGGACTTTTATTATACGGGTTCTTTGATTGCTCAAGCAGAGGATAAAAACAAAAATGGCGAGCTAATTCAAGTCACAGGCTCTTCTACCGGAAGCGTCGTCGGGCTAGCTTTATATAATGAAGGTTTCGTGATTCTTTTTAATAGTGGTGCATTGGGTGATGACGTGTTGGACCCCTATACGAGCGGCGATGGCACAGGATCGTGGATTGATTTTGCTGATCCTAGTACACTGGTTGTCTCAAGTTCTTTTAAATTAAAATTTAATGGTCAAACGTATACGCCCACCATGACGATGTTTGCCCATGCTTCACAGGGAAATTTTAATACCAGCAATAACCCCACTTTTGCTCTTACTGCATCTTCTTTAAACCCTAAAACTGGAACTTTTACATATCTTGAAACCCCTAATACTATAACAAACGTTGTCTCTTCTTCTTATAGTAATTTTAATGCGCCCTTTTCAAAAACAACCTATATTTCTAAAGTGGCGATTTATGATGAAAATAAAAAATTGCTCGGCGTGGCTAATCTAGCCGAACCTGTTAAAAAGACAGAAGATGTGGGTTATACCTTTAAAATAAAGCTTGATTTGTAGTATAATAGATATATGCTATTAGCTCTAGATGTTTCCACCTCCATCACAGGCATTTCAGTTATTGACCGGCAAGGTTATGTAGTCTGTTGCACGTTTGTTGATTTGCGGAAGTTCAAAGATTTCTTCACCAAGTGTGAAATGATGCGTTCAGCGCTTATGGATGTTCGCACAGAGTTCGCCATATCTGAGATCTACATCGAACAACCTTTTATGTTTTTTAACTCTGGAGGATCGTCGGCTAAAACAATGTCCGCACTTCAGAGATTCAACGGTGCAGTTAGCTGGATTTCTTATGCGACACTCGGCATCAAGCCACAGTATTTAACAGCGGGACAAGCCCGTAAGGAAGTCAATTTGAAGATTCCCAGAG